CCACAGATTCAGTCACACGGCCAACAAACTGGTTTGTTGCACTCACAACCACAGATCCGACGGATTCAGCACTCGGAACCGAAGTTTCTGGCGGTGCTTATGCTCGCCAATCAGTGGCTTTTACCGTGTCGGGAAACAACGCTTCCAATACATCAGCAATCGAGTTCCCAGAAGCGACCGCAGATTACGGTACAGTTATTGCGGTAATGATTATGCCAGCATCTACCGGCGGTACAGCTTCAGACATGATCGTTCATGCCCAGCTTACGAGCGATAAATCTATTTCTACCGGCGATATATTCCGCATACCGGCTGGCGATTTAGACATCAATATTGATTAAAGGAGCGCCCGATGGGTATTCTCACTGACAGTAGGGAGCTAAAGCTTCTCAAGCATATGTTTGGGCAAGAAGATTTAGCTATTCCAAATTACCTATACATGGGCTTGCACGTAGGCGCACCAACTGAAGCCAGCCCTTCTACTAATGAAATATCGGGAGGAGGGTATGCTAGAATACTGCTAGTCGATAATGCTACTAATAATTCGTATAATGCATCAGCTTCTGGAATGTCCACGGTATTTGAGTTGACTACTCACGACAACCTCACCAATGCCAGCGCCATTGATTTTGCTGAAGCTACGGGCAATTGGGGTACGGTTTCGCATTATTCGATTTGGGATTCTGCGACCGCCACAACCGCTGGAAATTGTTTAATGATTGGCGCTTTATCTTCCGGAGTGGCAGTTGGAAGCGGAGATCAATTCCGTATTGCTGTAGGAGAGTTTGATTTAACTTTTCCCAGTAAGTTGGGCAAAGGTGCAGTTACTTCAACTACAATACCTAGCACATTTGATGAGTATCTATTTTATGACGCCACAGAGTGGCGAAGGCAGGTTGCACGAAGACTGGGATTTTTAAACAAACCGTGGGGGCCAGCAACTAGCGGCGTCTACAAATGGGATTTTGATACTAACGCTGTGGATAGCGGTGACACTGATGCTGTAGCCGAACAAATACACACGAAAAATACTTACTGGCCGCAGGTTTCGTTATCTCCTTTTTCATTAGGTTACACTTCAGAACATTTTAGCAATCCGGGATCTACTCTGACAAGAGACTTAAATGATGACGCTTTGTATCTAGCTCTGTATAAAACTGACCCCGGTACAAATGTTACATCTGTTTATAATACATCAGACGAACTTAATGGTAATGGTTATGCTCGACAAAGATTAATTTACAAACCATCTGCGAGTTCTGCGGGTTCAAGTGTTTTTAGCACTGCGACTACCTCTGGGGGCGTAACTTCTATAGTCAATGACACTGCTATTGCCTTTCCTGAAGCCACTTCAGATTGGGGTTCAATATCGCATTGGGGAATATATAGAGGGACAGATTCTGCTGGCTCTGGATCAGCCGCAGTTTCGGGAAGCCCTTCTTCTTCTGCTGGCTACGCAAAAGCCTCACACCCTTTTATGGTAGGAGCTTTAACTACTGCCCGTACCGTAAATTCCGGCGATATACTGCGTTTCGGAATCGGGGATTTTTCCATCAAGTTAGATTAAGGAACCAGCATGGCTCGCTTCGCTGATCGTGTAAAGGTTTCGACCTCTACAACAGGCACAGGTACTGTTACTTTAGGCTCTGCGGAGTCTGGGTATCAGTCTGTGCCTTCTTCTTTGGATGGTGAAACTATTCGCTATGTTATCGAAGATGGTACGGCTTGGGAGATTGGTACTGGAACCTATACACACTCAACCCTTGAACTCACACGATCATTAACTAGCTCTAGTACAGGAAGCTTGCTCAATCTATCTGGAAGCGCCAAGGTCTTTATCAGTCCAGCGGCAGAAGATTTACAATACGTTGAGGTTTATAGCTCCACCAGCGACTTACCATCAGCTTCCAGCAATCATGGCCGCTTGGTTCATGTGCATAACGATGGAGCCGTATATTTTGCTCACGCTGGCAACTGGGTTCGCTTAGGCAATCACAGCGACATCACCAGTTACACTTTGCCGACTGCCTCTTCTTCTACGCTTGGCGGCATTAAGATCGGCACAGGTTTATCTATAGATGGCTCTGGCGTAGTTACGGCTAGTGCTGGAAGCGCAGCCGATGCGACAAACTACAGCGTTACTAGCTACACTGCTTCGGCTGGCTCTAACACGTTCAACGCCTCAAGCAGCCCTGCCTTGCCAGCTTATCAGGCGGGTAAATTGGCTGTTTATGTGAACGGTGTTTTACAGCCAGCATCAGGCTACACAGCTACGAATGGCACCTCTGTTGTGATGACGTTAGCGGTTAATGATGAAGTGTCTATTGTTAATCACGGTAAGCTTACTGGCAGCGTTTTAGACTTATCTGACACGCCTTCGAGCTTTGGTACAGCGGGTCAAGTTTTACAGGTAAACAGCGGCACTAATGCTTTAGAGTTTGCTGATGCTGCTAGTGGGGTAACAACATATGCTGACACTGATTCTTTTCCTGAAACTGGTAACAGTGCAGGGGATTTAGCTTATGTAACTGCTAACACAAGTTTTTATCATCACAACGGTACTGATTGGTACGGAGTAGAATTAAGTTTGTTTTCCCCAGCACCAGATGCTGCTTGGTACGGAGACAGGGGTATATTTGCAGGGTTTGGCTCTAGTGATGACACTATAAATTATTTTGATATTACTACCACAGGTAATGCTACTGACTTTGGTAATCTAACTGAAAATGGGTATCATTTAGCATCGTGTAGTAATGGCACAAGAGCTTTGTTTGGTCGTGATGGCGTCGCCTATGCTGGCAATATTGATTATATAACAACTGCTACCACAGGCGATGCCTCAGACTTTGGAGATTTAACTGTTGGAAGGATGCAAGCAAGCGGTGTCTCAGACGGAACCTATGGTGTATTTGGTGGGGGGTTTGGGGCATCTGGTGGGGTTACAACTATAGACTATGTAACCATTGCTACAACTGGTGATGCTACTGATTTTGGAGATATGACAACTAATGCGTATGGCGCTTACGGGTGGTCAGACGCTACTAGGGGTGTTTTTGCAGGTGGTTCAGGTCTTGGCGCTGCGATTGATTACATTACGATAGCTACCACAGGCGATGCTACTGATTTTGGAGATCTTTTATTTGCTGTCAGCCAACATGCTACGACAGGAGATACGACTAGAACTGTTATTGCAGGGGGTTATGCTCCAAGCCAATCAAACAATACAGAAAACACGATACAATATATAACAACTGCCACAACAGGTAATGCCACTGACTTTGGAGATTTAACTGGTCGTACCCGCCGTATGGGTGCTTGTTCTAACGCAACTAGGGGTATCTTTCACAAAGGTTATTCAACAAACGCAATGGATTATATTACTATACAAACACTTGGCAACGCTACTGATTTTGGAGACACAACAATAGCAGCACAATATCCATCAGGTGCATCAGGGAGTGCTTCTTGATGACACAAGTTGTAACAAAACCAATTACGTTTAGTCTTCCTGTTGAAGCATCAGGAAACATAAATCAGATAGCCGCTGCTAGAGTAGCAGAAAAGCTGCCTATGATTGACCAAGCAACAAGGGCTTTTGATCGTAGCAACAGTCAGACTACTATTAATATGATGACCCTTACGATGCTGAACGGTCATTCTCCTATGCGTATGCTTCGTCAGGTTACGGCTGAAGTTGAAAAACGTAAGATGGCACTCTCTGAGGCTCAAGTTTCTCACGCTGAGTTGCGAGAGGAAATAATGGAGTTAGAGGGCTTAGAGGACGCCGTGTCTGAGGCCAAGCTACGTCATAAGCGACACTCTCTTGTGTCTATAGAAAACAAGATTAACGGAAGCATAAAAGACATTGCTACGATGATCGACGCTTACGAAAACATCAAAGAAGCACACGGCATTAAAGAATGGGATGAAGCGACATTTGAAGCTGAAGAAAAGCGTCACCACGTTAGGCGTGGCTTTGAATTGATGTACCGGAATTTGATGGATGGTGGCAGAGCTTCAACAGCCACAATCGAGTATATGACGCAATACGGCGTTCATCCGCAAGTTGGTTTGACTGAGGTCAGTGGCTACATAAAATACACCGCTGATCGAATTGCAAAGCACGAGCTTTTGCACAGTAACGACTTAGAAGAGTTCTTAGATCAGATGGCAGACAAGTATTGCGCCAACGCAGACAAAACTGCTGAACGCATATTTGGAAAAGCTGATTTCTTAAACCCTGAATACATGCTGCAAATTGAGAAGAAGAGTGATCAAGATGTATCTTGAGTATAAACTACATATGACTGAGGGCGGTATGAGAACACCACCTTGGGTTTCTGATGGTGGTTATTTTGTTGATCCTGACAGCCATACAATGATTGGTTATTCGCCAGACAATAGAGAATATTATATTCCAGACACCGTAACATCTTATACCCAAGAAGAGTTAGTAACGGCTGTTCAAGGTATTCACTCTCGTTATCCAATGTTGAATGAAGATGATAGCAATATGACTGACGCTGAAGTTGCAGCGGTTGTAAATGCTTGGTGTGCTGAAAGGTAATAAAGAATGAGCAACGCATCAAATCTTAGCACCCTTGCAAACGTCCTAGATGATGGCACTAGCGGTCAGTTTTTAAAGTCTACTGGCTCTGGCGGGGTAGAGTTTGATACTGTTGCGGCTGGGGCTGTAGTCTATGCCACGGCTGACCTATTACCGCTGTCTGGCTTTGCTGCGGGTGATATGGCTTATGTGACTGCCACTAATCGTTTTTACATAAATAACGGCTCTGGTTGGTACAGTATTAGTTTAGTTAATACGAACCCTAACATTACCTCAGTTGCAGATGCTTCTAGCGGTACTACACCATTTACTTTGGCTACTGATGGTACAGCTACAGTGATTACAATTACAGCGGCTGATCCAGAAGAAGTACCTCTGACCTACGGCTACAGCGTGACTAGCGGATCGTTAAACGGCTCGACTGTAGCACAAGGCACTGGCAGCAATACAAACGTATTCACGGTAACGCCTCACGCCAGCCAAGATGCTACTTTTACTCTGACGTTTACTGCCAGCGATGGAATTAATCAGGCTACCAGCGCTAATGCGTTTAGCTTGTCGTTTGTTACGATTGTAACGGATAGTAATCATACTACGCTTTTAGCCACTGCTACGGGTACGTCAGACAACAATAACATTACCGATAGTTCTTCTAATAGCCATAGCATTACAGTAACTGGCGATGCTTACGCTGGTACGTTTAGTCCATACAGATCAGGCGGCTATTCTACTTACTTTGATGGTAATGGGGATTATTTAGAAGTGCCTCAAAGTTCAAATTCTAGCAGCTTTGGAACAGGTGAATTTACTGTAGAGTTTTGGTTTAAGCCCTCTGAAGCTGGTTCCACAGTATTCTTTATAGATTTTAGGGGTTCTGCCAACTCTGGGTTTCAAATTTTTAGAAGAAGTACAAATTTTATTAGGGTTAGAGGATTAAATCAAACAACTTTAATTGACGGAACTACAAGTATATCGGATTTTAATACTTGGTATCATATTTGTGTCCATAGAAACTCAAGTAATGAGTTAAAATTATTTATAAATGGCGCACAAGATGGAGGAACCGTAACGGGTCACACGACTAATTACGCTCATCCAACTAGCGGAAACTGGCTTATAGGTAAGCAATATAATTCAACTGACTATCCAAATGGCTATATGCGTGATGTTAGAATTGTAAAAGGTACAGCAATTACACCTCCGTCTGGTGGGCCTACAGAGCGTTTAGAAGCGGTTACTAATACCACACTACTTACTTGTCACCTGCCATATATTGCTGACGGATCGACAAACGATCACTCAATTACAGTGAGCGGCAACACTTCTCCAAAACCATTCTCACCCTACGACTATAACGAATACGATGCAGCCGATCACGGTGGGTCTATTTTGTTCGACGGCAGTAGCAATTTAGAAGCGGCAACTAGCGCAGATTTTGCTTTTGGAACAGGTGATTTTACAATTGAAGCGTGGGTCTACAAAACTGACTCTGGAAGTTGGAGAATATTACTTGACCAGAGCTATTCTAGTAGCGGTATTTCAATTTGGACTGACACAGCAAACAAACTAAAATATTACTCTGGCTCTGCGTTAAAGCTTACGTCAACAACAGAAGTGCCGCAGGATGCTTGGACACACATTTCACTGGTCAGAGCGAGTGCGTCTACAAAATTTTATATCAACGGTCAGTCTGCATCTTCGGCGTGGGGCGACACAATAGATTACAGCACCAACCGACCTTTTAAAATTGCCTCAGATAACAATACGGCGTCATACGGATATAACGGCTATATTTCTGATGTGCGGGTTGTAAAAGGAACAGCAATTTACACATCAAACTTTACTCCAAATTCTGCACCCTTATCAGCGGTTACAAATACGTCACTTCTTGTCAAAGGCACAGATGCTTCGATAATTGATAAATCTCAAGGCTCTAATTTACAGCTAGAAGGTAATACTACTGGCTCAGCTACAACTAAATTTACCGGCGCTAAATCAATGTACTTTGATGGTAGTAGTGATTATTTAGTTGTACCCGCTTCTTCAGAAATTAATTTTGGCACTTCTGATTTTACTGTTGAGTTTTGGATAAATTTTGCAGCTTTTCCAAGCAACGGTTACATTTTAAATAAAGAGGATAGTTCGGGCAATGATTTCACCCTTCAATATTATCAAAATGCAATCAAAACTTCTAACGCAACAATAGGTTCTGGCTGGACTCACTATTCCTCTGGGATCGGTAGTTTATCTACGGGAACGTGGTATCACATAGCTTATTCCAGAAGCAGCGGCACTTTGAAATCGTTCAAAGACGGTACGCAAATAAACTCCGCAACGGATAGCAGAAACTATAATTTAAATAATGCGATTACTTTAGGATCACGTTATCCCGGCGATTACGCTGCAAATATTTATGTCCAAGATTTGCGCATCACTAAAGGTTTAGCTCGCTACACTGCTTCCGATGAAACCAGCAACATCCCATCAGCGCCACTAGAAGGCTAATTAATGTTAGGCTTTAACCCACTTGCATCAGCACCGTTAGCGGCCCTCGACGCCAATATCGTTGAGGCTTCTGCGAGTGCGGCTATTGCCAGCACTACGGCTTTAGAGGCGGTACGGGTTAAAGATGCGGTTGGGTCATCTACCCCAACAACTACCTCTTCGATAGCTGCTAAACGTACTCGTGAAGTCAATGTAGCAGCGTCGATTACATCAGTTACGGCTGATGCGGTTAACAAAGTTAGGATTGGCCGTCCTAGTACCTCTATTTTATCCACAACTTCAGCGGTAGGCGAATTAGCTAATAAGGTAGACGTTACTTTTAGCTTAACTGACACTGTGGTGGGAAGCATTGGTATAAATGCTGAAGCCAACGAAACTTATAGCATTACTGGATCGGTATCTGGTTCTACTGGCACGGACGCTGAAGCCGATGAAACGTACACGTTTGCTGGTACAGTTGCAGGTGCTATTGGCACGGATGCTGAAGCAGATGAAACGTACACTTTTTCATCCACTGTTACTGGTAGACTGAACGTAATAACCGCCGATGCCTCTGGTGACATACTATCCACATCGTCGGCTGACAGTGAAATAGTAGTAGACGGTGAAGCCGGTGCATCTTTTGCAGCATCTTCTACAATTGATGTTAACAGAGTACGGGTAGCGGCTGCTTCCACGGATTTAGCTGCTACCAATACAGTTACTGATAGTATTAGACTCCGCTTAGGCGAAGCTGCAGCTACGATCACATCTACCAGTGTAGTAGATCCTGCCAGAATAATAGTAGCTGCTGTAAGTGCTGATGTTATTTCTATAACGGCGACTATCGGGCAAGAATTTAGACAGGCTAACGCCGACGAAACTTATGCCCTGACTGCGACAGTATCTGGATCTACGGGTACTGATGCTGAGACTGACACCAGTTACGACTTTGCTGCCACAGTAGCTGGATCTACCGGCACTAATGCGGCTGCAGATGAAACCCTAGAATTTACTGGTTCTTTGGATGCTGGGCTTGGCGTCGATATTGCAGCCGAAGAAACGTACACCTTTACTGCCACGGCTGCAGGACAAGCATTTGATGGGGTGGTTACTGACACCACTTACACCTTCGATGCCACGGCAACCGGATCTATTCCTCAGAACTCTGAAGCTGACGAAACATATACCTTCGCTTCTGCGGCTACTGGAACTATTCCGCAAAACTCTGAAGCTGACGAAACATATACCTTCGCTTCTGCGGCTACGGGATCTGTTCCACAGAACTCTGAAGCGGATGAGACATATACCTTCGCTTCTGCGGCTACGGGATCTGTTCCACAGAACTCTGAAGCGGATGAGACATATACATTTGCTTCTGCAGTAACTGGCGCTCTTGCTGACCGTACCATAGCAATTATTGAGAGTAGCGCCTCAGTTGATGCTCAAATCGTAAAACTAGGCGAGGCCGATGCTACAGTAGCCTCTACAGCGACGATTGATGCAGACCGAGTATCAACGTCATTTATTTCAGCAACGATCTCCTGCACGGCACCTATATCTGCTCAATTAGTTGCACAGCCACAAGTATCCGCTGACGTTGAAAGCTCTGTCGTTATTTCGTTTGATCGTATTCGGGATGCCTCTGCAGCGGCGAGCGTAGCATCAACCACCAGCATCGATGGCGATGCAGTCGCAGATGGTAAGCCGTCCACCAGTATAGGGGTTACCTCTCAAGCCAACCCCGAAGGCGTATTCTCCAGCGGTGCCACCGCTAATATTAACAGCCAGACTAGCGCCAATGCTAATCTGACACTTACTGGCACCAGTAACAGCACCATTAACATTCCTATAGTGAATGCTCAGGGCGCTCAGAACGTTATTACGAATATTTCAGAAGATCCGTTTAGAGAAACGGCAACCGTGCTTACAAACTCTCCGTTTGCGACCACCTCAACTTCTACCTCAAGCAGCCCGTTTAAAACCGCAGCTTAAAAGGCCCCTTACATGACTACTTTTATTGACCTGACTAATCGGGTGCTAAGACGACTCAATGAAGTCGAGCTTACGCAGTCCGACTTTGAGAACGCCCGTGGCATACAGGCGGCGGCTAAAGATGCAATTAACAGCGCTATATTTGACTTCAACGCACAGCAATTTGAGTGGCCTTTTAATGCTGCCCAAGAGCTTACTCAGGTTGTAGTTGGGCAGACAGAATATAGTAACCCGACTAGAGCCAAGACGCTGGAGTGGAACTCTTTTCAGATCGTGGGTGATGGAACTTACTCTACAGAGAACCGTTCACTGCAGTACATAGATAGGGATGTCTGGTACAAGAGTTATCGGGATAAAGACGATGACGCAGCTTCGTCCGGTATCAGTCGCCCTGAGTATGTATTTCCCAGCCACGGCGTAGGATTTGGTATTAGCCCTGCACCAGATAAGCCGTATCGCCTAGAGTTTCGATACTTCCTGCACCCGACTGAGCTTGTAGCATATAACGACACCCCCACCGGCGCTTCGGTTTATCCTGATGTACTGACACCAATCTTCGTAGAAGGTGCGCTGTACCACATTTATATGTTCAAGGATAATCCAGAGTCGGCCCAACTAGCCCAGCGCAATTTTGAACGGGCTATAGCCGACATGAAATCCCAATACATCAACAGCTACAGCGAAGTCAGAGACACCAGAGTGAACTTCGGCGGCGGTAATGCTTCAGCAAGCTTTAGATCAGTGAGTGGCTTATAGTGGATCGTATCGACTCATATAAAGTAATCTGCAAGGGCGGGTTGAATAGCAATGAGAACCATTTGGATCTTGCTGCTAACTTCCCCGGTGCAGCTACCCGCCTGATGAACTACGAGCCTAGTTTATTTGGTGGCTACAGACGCATCGAAGGCTTTGATCATTACGATACCACGGTTACCTATTCTGGTGGCGAGTACGGGCAGGAAGTACAGGCATTAGACGGCTCAAGTAATCCTGTAGCCGAAGGTAAAATCCTTGGCCTCTGCATGTACCGCAATGAAGTTTTGGGATCGCCTTACATTATAGCCGCACGTAAGGATGTTGGTGGAAATACTTACTCTTTTTGGAAACACATTACCGGCTCTGGCTGGAGCAAAATTACCACCGGACTGACACACAACACAGTTAGCGGCTCTAAGACGATTAACAAGATACGCCATGTGCAGTTTAACTTTGGCAGCGGCTCTATGGTGGCCTTTGTCGATGGCATAAACCCTCTGACAATCTTTGACGGCACTAACTGGAAGCAGTTACTATCGACGAACTCAGGCGGTGCCTCTAGTGCCGGTGGGCCGAATGCTTACGATGCCCCAGAGATTGTAGAAGTGTTTGAGGATTACCTGTTTATTGCAGGGGATGTCGCATACCAGAACGGCATTGCACATTCAGCGCCACAAGATCCATACACTTGGACTACGGCGGCTGATAGTCACCAGTATTCGGCAGGATTTAAAGTCGTACAGCTAAAGCCGTTTCGTGAGGATCTTTTTGTATTCGGACAGAACGCTATTAAGAAGCTTTCCAAGAATACGGCCCAAGGA